GATGCTACCCAGCGGGCCATTGAAGGTCCGCGCGCCGTTACCAACAGCCTTGTCATCTGGACGGGTGACGAAAGGCGTGCTAGCCGAAGCGCTGCCGGGGAACATGTTGTAGAACGGAGCCGCTTGAGACTGGTTGAAAATCCAGAACAGGTTCGAGCCGACGTTGTCAATGCTGCGGCCGGTGTAGACCTCAGCTTGCGCCTGCAAGACATTGTTCAAGATGGTCGGGGACAGGGCGCGGAGGGTGCCCGCGTTGTTGTTCACAACTGAGGTCCAACGCTGGCCGAGCTGACTGGTCGTCATATCGATACCCTGGAAGGTACCGGTAATGCTGTTGTCAATCAGGCTGTCGAAGCCCTGCGGAGCAAGGCCGAAGCTGGACTGGCCGGTCGACGCCCAGAAGAGGCGGTCGGTGGCAACAGTGCCAACCGGGAAGACCGGAGTCACAACGTCGATTGCGGTGTTGGTCGCTTGGGTCGCGATGTTGGTGTAGCTGATGGTCATCTGGCCACGGAAGGTGGCGAGGGTCGTATCGTACACATCCAACACAGCGCCCGGCATGAGCAGAACCGAGCTGTTGATGCTACGTCCGTTGGCGTAGGCCAGGACGCGAACGTTGGTCGTCGAGCTGGTCGAGGTGACCGTACCGACTTCCGCCGTGCCGTTACCGTAGAGGAAGGCCTCGCGGTAGAGCAGGGTCTGGTCCATGGCGTCGGCGGCCAGGTACTTCATCGCGCTGTCGAAGTTGTCGGCCGAGCCGTCAATCATCTCCTTAGCGACGTCAGTAATCTGGTAGTTGGCCGCGTAGACCGTGAAGCCAGTAAAGGTCGTCAGTGTGGTCGGCGAGCTGGGCGACGGGAAGTCGTTGCCTTCGGTGGTGTTACCCATCGAGACAGAACCCGCAACCTTGACACGACCTTCGTAACGATTGGTCTTGACCGACTCAACGGTCAGCTTATTGAACTCGCCCGACGCCTTAGGCACGCAGTCGATGACCATGTTCATATACTTGGTCTTCGTCAGGTTCGCCTGAGTGACGGACATTTGACTATTAGCCACTTGTCACAATCCTATTCCGCCCAAGGCGGGTTAAGTTACATGTTCTTCGCATACCAATCGGTAAGCGAATGATAGCCTTGGGCGCGAGCCGCGGCTTCTGTTGGCACCTCCAGGCGTTTTGCACCTGGGAGTTGCGAGGGGGCGGTACCCGGGGCTCCATGCATCGGGGGAACGCGAGAGGCAGGCGCTTGAAGGGCCTGGCGCTGCTTGTTCTGAGCGATTTGGCCGGCAATGCGGGCGCGGGCGCCGATATCGAACAACTCAGCAATTTGAGGCTCGTATTGAACTGGGTCGCCACCCCATCGTGCGGCGTAAGCCTTAGCTACCGTTTCGACTGCTGCGGCGAACTTGTCGCCCCCAGGGACGGAGAGGTCAAAGCCCTTAGCAGAGATGCGCTGGACGACCTGCTGGGCCGACTGGTGGGCCGCCTGGACCTGGGCCTGGAACTGCGCCGCCTGGTCGCGCTTGTTAAGCTCTTGTCGGACGGCGTCGGCCTGGGCCTTCGCCATCTGGTACATATACTTGGCCGTCGGAAGGTTCGCCTCGCTCCGCATCTCAGGCGGAAGCATCGCCAAGTAGTCCGGCTCTTGTTCCTGGACAGGCTCTGGCTTGGGCGCAAGGCCACGTAGAGCCTCAAGAAACGCTTGGCGCTCTTGGGCAGCTAACGCTCGTTCTTGGGCGAGTGCCTGCTGCCATTCCGGCTGTGGGGAGGGAGGGACCGGAGCAGGGGCAGGAATCAGAGGGGAGGGGACCTCTGGAGGAGCATCCTGCGCGACCTGCTCCGGCACGATAGTTGAAGTGAACGAGTCTTGCGTCGAGTTGCCGAACACATCAGCAGCCACAGGCGCTGGTGCGGGCTCCGGCGCAGAAGCCTCGTGCGCCGCCATCAATGCAAGCCCTGACTCATTTGCTGGTGCTACATTTTCCATTTTACACTCTCCCGGTAAATATCATAGCAAGATTCATGCCAAGCGTCAAGTGTCTACGATTCGTGGGGTTGACCTGGTCTGGTTTGGGCGTCGGCTGAACGGTCTGCCACTGCCACGCCCTGCTGCGCCTGGGCGTTGAGGCCGGAGTCATTGGTGTCGTTGCCCTGGGCGGCACCACTGGATGTGGGTGTTCCGCCGGGAGACGACGGGCCAGCGCCGGGTGGGGGAGCCGCGCCATCGGGACCGGCGGCCTGAGCCTGTGCGGCGGCTTCGGCCTGCATCATCATCTGGAGATAGAAGCCGAACGCCTCGCGAACTTTCTCAGGCGCTTGGGGGTTCTTCATCGTGGCGCGATTGCGGCGGCCATTGACGAGCAGCCACTCGGAGAAAATCTCTAGGAAGATTTGGGCGTTGTCTTCCGGTAGCGGCTGCCACTCTTCGCCGTTCTCAATCATCTTCAGGACGGCGTTGGCGTTCTGGACCGACATGTCCCGCTTGTCAGGAATCATGCCCGGGACTTTCCAGCGGGCGGCCTTCACGAACTGGGCGGCCTGGAATGCTGGGGTGCCTGGGGGCCCGAAAAGGCCGAGTTGTACGGCGTTCGATACCTGGTCCCAACGGACGGCCTGATTCGAGGCCAAGCCGTCATCGCTGTCGATGATGACCTGGAGCGTGTGGGGGTTGAAGTCCAGGTCCGCGAAGCTGTACTCCTCAAGGAAGTTCTCGTTGAACATCGAGAAGGAGTCTTCCTTCGGCATGTTGTCCTGGTAAAGGACGAGCATGCAGCGAACGAGGTCCGACTCCTCTTCGTAGTGCTGGCGAAGGATGGGGCCTACCGACTGGTCGGAAGCCGCCTGAGCCATGGCCGCGTAGCGCCCGTTGGCGTCGTTAGGAGTAATGGCCAACTCTTGCTGGGTGACGCCCATGACCGCGCGCATGTCCTCTTTCAACATGGTCGGGCGCTGGAAATTCTCAGGCGCGAGGGGTGGTGGCGTTAGGTAATTGATGAGGCCGGCGAACTGGCGCTTGGGGCGAATCTGCTGGCCGGTCCGGTTGTTGACCTCGTCGTCGCTGATGCCGGACTGTTGGGGGTTCACGAGCTTCGGGCTGTTGGTGATGACCATGTGCTCGTAGATTTTGGTCTCGACCTGGTTAAGTTGCTCCTGGAGCTGGTAGGCGTTGGCGAGCGGCGGCAGGGTGTAGAGCGTGCCAGGGATGCGATGCCAGCCGAAGTGGAACAAGGGGAACCGCTGGAAGCGGAAGTAGGGGTTCTCCGTCACGCGCAGGATGCGGTCACAGGCCATGAAGATGACCCGGCCGCGCGGGAAAGCTTGGCTGGGGCGCTCGCTGTATTTGTACAGAAACGCCTGGTTCTGCATCCGGGTTGGCGTCATAGAGCCGCTGCGTGCGTCGATGTTGTAGATGGCGCCACTGGCGGGGTAGACCGGCTCGGCGTAAATCTTATCCACCGCCTCGGGGAACATCTCCCGGAGTTTCGTCACCGAATAGGGGATGCGAACGAAGTAGTACTCGAGGTTTTCCCAGCGGTCGACGCCGGGTTGAAGCCAGACGGTGCGGGGGTCCAGGTGGTCGATACGCGGGGCGCCCTTGTAGACCGGGACCATCGGAACAGGGGCCGGGGGCGGAGGCGGTAGCGGCGGCAGGCCATCCTGGGCTGGAGCGATTGCCTCTTGCTGACTGGCCTCCTGCCAAGCCTGCAACGCCAGCGCGCAATGTGGGCACTCCTCGCCGTTGATTAGCTTTTCGTTCTCGTAGGAGCATTGCTCGCATCGGCCGGTGATGCCGCCGCCTTGAGGGTCCCACGCGGCTTCAAGATAGCCGTTTGAACCCCAAGGGATATCGCTCTTGGCGTCGTCGAGCTTCCTGTTGAGCTTCGTCGCTTGGGTGCCAATCTCAATCAGGCGGTCCGCCGCACGGCAGCCAATCATCTCGTCGAGCGACCCGTTGCCCGGCGCCACGGTACGGCGGGGCTGATTGCGGGTCATCTTGCCCTTCCAAGCGCCGTAGACCGTGATGAGTTGGTTGTTCTTGACCGTTAGGTCGCGATTGTTGAGGTTGACGACGTTGATGTAGTCGCCGTTGGCTTGGTTGATGCGAAGTTCGGTGCCCCGGTCGCCGGAAAAGAGGGCGTCGTTGTAGGCTGACCATTCAAGGTCAAAGGGGGCGCGGTCAGTGGCGCACAGCTGAAACGCCGCGACCATGTCGCCGACCAGGTTCATCTCCTCGTCGTCGGCTGGAGGAGGATTACGAGGTACCGGGTCTTTGCCGCCCGCCGCCGTCAGGATGTCGTAGGGATTAGCGTCGGAGGGGTTGGTTGCCATTGTTACCGCTTGATTGGGTCGAGGGCCAGGCCGCCGATATAGAGCGTTCCATCGGTAACTATATCATTGTCGCTGCCGCCATGCAAGTTCCGTGCCACCGGGATGGATTGCTTCAGTTCCTTCTGGAGCATCTGGTTGTCGTGGCGGGCTGCGTCACGCTGATTGAGGGCCTCGGCCAGTTGACGAGGGTCCTGGGACTTCGTCGCCATGATGGCTGTCTCGGAGTTCAAGGCCAGGCGCGCGTTTGCTTGGGCTAAAAGTCGAGCGAAGTAACACAAAAGAGCGCCTTGGCCGAGTATCACCAGGAACAAGACGCCAATACAGAACTGGGTTGTAGTATCCATCAATCCTCCTGGAAGTAGACTTGGTCGGGTGAGCGGACGCAGGCATAGCAGGCGAGGGCTAGCGCCATCACGCGGTCGTCGTGGCTGCCCTGCGCACCGCCGAACTTGAAGTTGCCGCCGTCAGTCCGCTTCTCTTCATAGGAGAAAAGCTCTTTGTAGGCGTCTTCGTCAGGCAGCAGCAGGAGGGCGTTGTTGATGTAGCGCCGCAGGGCCTCAAGCATCAGGCGCTTGGACGAAACGTTGGTGTCGGCACCTAGGCGGTCCGTGGCTTCAAAGCGCACCAGATTGTCCGCCGTATCGTCTTGGTAGATGTTGCCATAGTTCAGCTCACGGCCTAGCATCAACACCAGAGCCCGGCCGTGGCCGCCCGTGGTCTCAGGGATGACCAGAGCCTCGTTGTAGTAGAGCGCCAGCTTCTTGATTTCGCGGCCGAACTCGAACGCGTCGGCCCAGCCGTGCCACTCAGCCACAACGCGGAGTCGGATAATGCGGTCGGCGCTGGCCAGAACCTCGCAGACGTAGGCGCACGAAGGGTCGCCCCGGTCCTCGGACATGCCGCCAGCAGGGTCAGCGGAGATGATGTAGGTAGATGTGGGCTTGGGGCGATGCCACAGCCGAAGCGGCGCTTTTTCGCGCTCGTCGGCAACTAGGACCACCTCGTCCCGCATGTCGATTTCTTCTAGGCCAAGCTCCTCATCCTTCTTCTCGACCTTCCAACCTCGGTCCGGCTCCGAGACCATGTGGTCCTTCATCTCGTCGAGGCGGTCGAAGTTGAACACGTGGGATTCGGCGATGCTGACCGGAATGCCATCGATGCGCGCGAGAGCCTCAGTTTTCGAGTAGGACCGCTCCAGGGCGTCGATTTGGTCGGTGGGCAACAACCCCGCCGTGCGCATAGAGCAGGTGAAGATTTCAATCCAACGCTCGTTATTGGCTTTCGACTGCCAGTTTAGCTCCTGGTCGCCCTCCCAGACGCTCCAAAGCTCCTTCTTTTCCCACGCCTCTTCGCCGAACAGTGGCGTCGCTGTGATGATAATGCGGCCCCGGGTGTCGCCGCGTCGGGTTCGAATCTTCAACTCGGAGAAGATGCCGGCGTCGTTCGCGTGCTCATCGATGTGACCAAGCGCAAAACTTCCCCCTTGGATGGCCTGCCAGCCATTCATGTCGGAGGCGACATAGATACGCGACGACCGCTTTTCGTGGGTGCAGTCTTTCGGTCGGTTTTTGGCAGCACATTCGGAACAGGCTATTTCGATGTAGCTATCGGGCTTGTCGTAGCGCTTGAACCATCGGCCGCCGTCAGGAAACAGTGGACTGAAGAAGTTGTTGGGCTCGCCGTCGAGGAACTTGGGCTTGAAAACCTGGTTGCCCCAGGACTTCTGCTGGACGCCAACGACACAGACGTTACCGCGACTACGCGACCACCAACGCTGGCCAGTTGCCGCAAGGTAGTCTTCGTAAAAGCCGGCGCTGCTCTTGCTTGTGCCGTTTCCCGCCGCGAAGAACCGGATGTACGCCAGCGACGCGTGAAAATCCAGGTGGACCTGCGCCAAGGGGACGTAGCTTATCGCTGGGTCAAGTTCATGCTCCCTTTGGAAGTCCCCGCGTAGTCGCGCCCACGTCTCAACCCATTCCTTGAGCCAGGGCAAACGTGCGCGGTCTCCAG